ATGATCGTAACTATGGCACAAAACTTGGAGCTAAGTTTACATTCTAATGTCACAACAAAGCGATAAGGCTAGGGCGTCAGTAACTTCACTGACTCCCGAACCAGAAGTTAAAGAAACTAAAACTGAGGATGATGACTTTCCTCAGTCATTAGAAGAAGCACTTCTCGGTGAATAAATTTAATGAACTATGGCTAGTAGTCTTTTTGGCTCTAGCCTTTTTCATTCACGTGGAAGTACTACACGTTAACTTCCATAGCAGAGAAGCACCTCAGTGTCGGACTTCTCTGTAATTTGGCTCTTGGCCTGTTACGACAGATACCCATTAGCCGTCTAGACGGTGGGATAGACCACAACAAAATGATCAAAAAATTTCAGCTGAGAAACGTATATAACAAATTAGTTTTTAACAATGGCACAACAGTCAACAGCACATCAGGCTTCGGTAACCGTACCTGGTGCTAATAATGGAGGCTCAGACAGAAGAGCCCTTTACCTTAAGCTGTTCTCAGGCGAGATGTTCAAAGGCTTCCAGCATAATGCTATAGCTAGAGATCTCGTTATGAAGAGAACTCTTAAGAATGGTAAGAGTTTACAGTTCATCTACACAGGTCGTACCAAAGCCGAGTTTCATACTCCAGGTAACAGCATACTAGGTAACTCCGATGGAGCACCTCCAGTAGCTGAGAAGACCATCACAGTTGATGATCTACTTATCAGTTCAGCTTTCTTATACGAGCTAGACGAGACACTTGCTCATTACGATTTGAGATCTGAGATATCCAGAAAGATTGGATACGCTCTTGCTCAAAAGTATGACCGCCTAGTGTTCCGTTCAATTGTACGTGGAGCTAGAGCTGCATCACCTATCACGAAGACTAACTTCGTAGAACCAGGTGGTACACAGATTCGTGTAGGTACAACTACAAACGCATCTGATGCTTATTCAGCAACTGGTCTTGTGAATGCGTTCTATGACGCTGCAGCAGCTATGGATGAAAAAGGAGTAAGTACTGACGGAAGATTTGGGGTATTAAACCCACGTCAATATTATGAATTGATCCAACAGGTTGGTGAGAATGGTCTAGTTAACAGAGACGAGCAAGGTACATCCCGTCAGAAGGGTAATGGCATTGTTGAGATCGCTGGTATCAAGATCTACAAGTCAATGAACATCCCATTCTTTAGCCAGTATGGTACGAAGTATGGTACAGGTTCAGCTACAAACCCAGGAGTAACCGATCCAGGTAACTCTGGTGATTTCGTTAGTGAAGCAGTAGAAGATGCTGCAGCTGACGTAACTGGTATTAACAACGAGTACGGTGAAGAAACAGAATTCGCTAACTCTTGTGGTATTATCGGTCAACGTGAGTCTGCTGGTGTAGTCGAAGCTATCGGTCCTCAAGTTCAAGTAACCAAAGGTGATGTTTCCGTGATTTATCAGGGTGATGTGATACTTGGTCGCTTAGCATGTGGGGCAGATTATGTTAACCCTGCTGCTTGCGTAGAGCTTTTTGCTGGTACAGCTACAAAACCAGCTGCATTCTAAAATGCACACAATGGGGGAGTCATTACGGCTCCCTTTTTTTTATTTATATTAATCAATTATGGCTTTCCCTACCACTAATGCTGCTCAAGAATTATCCGCTATAAATCAAATACTGATGGCTTGTGGTCAGGCTCCTGTCACCACTTTGGATGAAACCAACCCAGACGTTGCGATTGCTTATCAAACACTTTTAGAAGTTAGTAGAGAAGTTCAAAGTGAAGGATGGACCTTTAATAAGGAAGAGCATTATGACATGCCACCTGATGGTAACAATGAGATCCTAATACCAAACAACGTATTACAGATAGATCTTACACAAGCTAATGCAGGTGATAAAAACGCAATACAAAAGAATGGCAAACTATACGATAAGCAGAACCATACTGAAAAGTGGACAGATGGAGCTGTTGAATGCGATATCGTTTGGCTATTTGATTGGGTAGATCTACCAACACCTATACAGGACTACATAACAGCTAGAGCATCTACCATTACCTCTAGTCGAATAGTAGGAGATACTGATCAATACCAAATCCTCCAACAAAAGGAGGCATACATGAGAGCTATGGCTCTTGAATATGAAACAACCCAAGGTGATTATTCATTCTTTGGAAAACCTGACGGAGCACACCCTTATGTCGGTTATCAACCTTATCATGCACTCAAGAGATAATGACAGCAGTCACACAGAGGGTATCTAACTATTTAAGTGGGGTATCTAAACAGGCAGATAGTAAGAAACTTCCAGGTCAGGTAAGAGAGTGTTTGAATGGCTTCCCTGATGTAACACTAGGTTTAACAAAGAGACCTGGATTTAAGTTCATATCTAAATTAAAGACTACAGGTGGTGCAGACTTCACTGGAACTCAGTTAGATAATGCTAAGTGGTTCTACATTAATAGAGATACAGATACCAGTTACATAGGATGTATCACACCTTATGCTAACTCTACTAATGGAAGTTTATATGTATGGAATGCAGACACTGGAGCTGCGTGTACAATTACTAATGGTGCTACACATAGCTATCTAACAGGTGCTAAGACTAACTACGACGTACTAACAGTACAAGATACAACTATCATTACTAATGATCTAGTTACTGTAACTACACAAGCTGCTGCAACAGACTTTGTAGCTCAGAGTAGAGGTACGCTTCTACTGAGTGGGAAGATAGAACAGATGCAGGGGTACGACTTTTCAGTAACCGTAGCGGGTCAAACAACCTCTTCTTACACAGCAGCATCTAATGCTGATTTTGATGAGATCTTAGATACTGTCAAATCTAGAATTGAGGCTTTAAGTATCAGTGGTTTAACAGTAACCAAACATGGTACATCTCTTCAGTTAGATAGAGTTGTCAGTTCCACACGTACTGCATTTACTCTTGCAGCTTCAGGTGGTGATGATAAAGAAAGATTTGTTGTCTTCCAAGACTGGGCTTCTAACGAATCTTGGCTACCTCCTAACTCATTCCATAACCACGTAGTGACTATAGTTAACTCACCTCTATATGATGAGGATAACTACTACGCTAAGTTTGTCGCAGACAACGCTGCAGCCGGCTCAGGCTACTGGAAAGAGAGTTTAGGTAATAACCAATCTCCAGGTTTAACAGCCTCTACAATGCCTCACAGGCTGCGTAATACAGGTGCTACCACATTTGTACTTGAGCCTATTACATGGGGTGACAGATTAGTAGGAGACGATTTAACAAACGCTCATCCTAGCTTCGTAGGAAAGACACTTAAGAAGGCTTTCTTCCATGACGATAGACTTGGTTTCTTATCAGAAGATAACGTCATCCTTAGTAGAGCTAAAGAACCTTATGAGTTTTATGCTGTATCAGCTAGAACACATACAGCTGGTGATCCTATAGATGTAAACTGTGCATCAACGAGACCTACCAAACTACACTCAATACAACCCTTTAGACAGGGTTTAGTTCTGTTTAGTAAACGACAACAGTTCTTGTTATTTGCAAATGAAGGACCATTAACACCTCAGTCTACAAAGATTAGACCTATGTCTAACATGGAGATGAGTGATGATGTTGAACCTATAGATATAGGAACTCACATGAACTTCATTAGTAAGACTCCTAACTTTGTAAGAGTCTTTGCTATGCAAACTAAAGGTTTAGGTGAAAACCCAGACATACTTGATATAGGAAGAGTTGTTAATGAGTGGATAACAGTAGATGTAGATACACTTGTAGCTAGTATTCAGAATGAGTTCATTGCTATGTCTAGTCAGGCAAGTAATGAGATCTTCTTCTATAAGACTTACTCAAATGGTAAAGAACTATTGATGGAGTCTTGGTTTAAGTGGAGTCTTCCTGGAACTGTTCAGAGTATGGCTTTAGATCAAGATGATATGTACACAGTTACTAAGCAAGGTAATCAATACACCATCTCTAAAGCGAACCTAACCCAGAGTCCAGAGGTAGCGATCATAACCAACGCACAGGGTCAGAAGATTAACCCTTGTATGGACTTATATGCACAAGCAAGTTCTGTCAGTTATGACTCAGCTAATGATTTATCTAAATGTTACCTACCTTATGCAAACTTACCTGATGAAAAGAATGTACTGATTGTCAGTGGTACAACTGCAGCTGGTACATTTAATAACTCAGGATTCACGATTACTCCAGAGGTAGACGCAGGTGGTACATACTTCATAGTCCCTGGACAAGACCTTACAAGCGTTGCAAGCAACGTCTATGTAGGTTATGCCTATAACTTTGATGTAACCCTGCCACAGATCTATTACAAGCTGGATGAGGAGGGTAAAGCACGTGACTTCACAGCTAGTTTAACAATATCTAGACTTAAGTTTGATGTAGGTTTATCAGGTGTATTAGGTTTCAAGCTTAATGCTACTGGTAGGTTTGCAGGTAAACGAGAATATACTGGTGATGGATCAACTACTGACTTCAATTGGAATGTAGGAGACTTGGACTATGTAGATAGAGATCAAGTCAAAGTAAAAATAAATAATGTACTTAAAACAGTAACTACTGATTATACGTTCCAAAGTGATACAGAAATAAGGTTTGGTTCAGCACCAGCTACAGGAGATAAAATACTTATCTACCTAGACGAGTGGTATCAACTACAACCTGTCACCTCAGCTAATACATACCTAGCTGATGACGTAGCATTGAACGAATCAACAGTATTTACATTACCAATACACCAAAGAAGTAAGAACTTCACATTAAGGGTCTTTAATGACTCACCATTTCCCGTCTCTCTCAACTCGATGATGTGGGAAGGAAATTACTCACCGAGATTTTATAGGAGGACTTAAAATATGGCATGGCAATATTTTGCTGCAGCTGCTGGTTTACAGCTCTTAGGCGGCATGTCTTCGAGATCATCAGCTAAGAAAGCTAAAAAAGCAGAAGAAGCATTCTACAAAAAGAAGTGGGAAGAATATGACATGCCAGCTTGGCAAATGTCAGGCGATAAGCTGATAGCTGATAGAGATTTTATAATTGAAGGGATCAATCTAAAGGCAGCTAATGAAAAGAAGTTTGCTGACTTTAAAGATCAAAACAACCTTCGTGCTTATCAACAACAGTTAAAGATAAGAACCTATCAACACGAACAAAAGAAAAGATTATTCCAAAAATCTGAACGTCTCTATGGTCAATCTATACAGCAAGCACAAGAGCAAGCTGCAATACAGATGCAAGAGACTAAACAGCAAATGGCATTTCAGAATGAAGATAGGATAATTGAAAGCATACAGAAGAAAGGTGAATTAGCAGCTACCTCTCAAACAGGTAGGAGTGCAGTTAAAGCGGCTCAAGCTGAGATATATGACCAAGGTAGGCAAGTAGCAATAATGACGGAATCACTAATCAGTGCAGATAGAAATACTCGTATGGGGTTAAGAGACTTCTATAGGAAAGCAGACGCTCAACGTATGCTCAGACCAGAAGCACCACCAGAACCACTGAAACCACTGAAGACTCCACTACATGATTATCAACTACCTAGAGCACTTCAAGACTTTGACTTCGGACCACCACCTATACAAGGTGTATCCTTCCAACAAGTACCAAGTATGTTAGGTGTCTTAGCTGGTGCAGCGAGTGCAGGTTTCAGTGCTTATGCAGCAAATACTCCAGGTACGAATAACTTTAAAGTAACTGGGACTGAAGGTATGGGCGGTTTCTCAACAGTAGATTATGCAGGTATAGGCAGTGCAGATAATCTTGCACAAGGAGGATTCAACTACTGGGATACCAGTATGCCTTAACTATTACAATAACAACAAATGGCAAAAGCAAAATTCCAAGGGTACGCCATTGGAAAAGGCTTTAGTAATATAGACCCAGGATATTCCGCACTTACTCGTTTACAGGAAAAGCAAAATCAAGATCTAGCTAACCTTAAACAAGCAGAGAAAGATCGGAGAGATAGGGATCTACAGGCTGAAGCCGACCTCGAAAGAGTGATGAAGAATGAAGAAGCTAACCGTAAAGAAATCTACATTGAAGATAAGGTATTTTCGACACGGGAACGAGCACTTCAAGTCAATAAAGAAATCTTTGTTCAGAATGAACGAGCTAAGATTAAGTCAATAGGTGAAAAGCAAAAAGCTTTTGAACAGATAATTGGATTTAGCAAACAAGCTGTTGAAGACTTTAAGAAGATAAAGGAGAAGGATTGGGAAGCAACCATGAATGCGTCATATAACTATCATATGACTCATGCTATCTCTCTTGAAGACCAGCTAAAGATAGATTTAATGGAGGATGAGCTATTCAAACGAGGTGCAAACTTTGAAGCAATAGCTGATCAAATGAGGGAGGAAGGTTATACAAATGAAGAGATACATTATGTACGTGGTAAGAATAGTGCCTCAGACTATGGACGTTTAAAAGCCTACTCAGTACAAGCTGGTATGCGTTGGCAAGAGTTTGCTCAGTCTGAGTTAGCTCGGATGGGTATAACTGATAAGGTTGAACAAGAAGCTGCATTAGACGCTTTAAGAATTAAGTATCTAAAGGCTCATAAGTTATATGGAGTTAGCTCTGATTTCTTGGAGCCAATGTTCCAAAGGATGAGAGGTGGTACGTCTCAGCTACTTGCTAAGACTCAGTTACGAAATGATGTTGAGTTTACCCAACGTAGAACAGCTGAATCCTTAGAACAATTAGCTACACATAAATCACCTGACCTTCTAAACAACTTCTTCCTTACCAAAACAAGAGAGATAGATCCAAGAACAAATACCTTCTTTACACCAAGTGATGCCAAGCAAGCTGTGTTTGATACGTTAGCTAATATTGATATGTTCAGTAATGCAGACGTTGAAAAACTGTTAGAAGGCACGACGTTGTTGCATATGAATAAAACTTGGGCAGCTGCTAATCCAAATGAATATAGGGAATTAATTAACACACGTAGAGTTAATACAACTCAGCGTAAAACTAATGCAGATGCTTTACTCAAACAACAGAAAAAAGAAATCTTAGATAATACAAGAAACTACTTTAATGATCCAACTAGATGGAACGGTGATAGACGAGTTGGTTTACAGATATTTGCAGAGTTAAAGAAGCAAGGATTTACAACTGCAGAGTTATCTGAATTTCTACCATACCTAGATCAAAGTGTTCAAGGTAGGGCTGATGGAGATGAGTGGAGACAGCAGATAATTGATCTGAAAGAAGATGGCACTCTTACAAGTGAAGATCTTTCTTCAGCTTGGGTTCCACAAGATTTAAAAAATAAATACTTGTTAGACGCTCAACAAAATGATGCGTTATTCAGTCTTATTGATTTTAAAGAGATTAAAGATGATTTAGGTGGTTATTTAAGAGCATCATTAGGTGAATTTAGTCTTACAGCTAAACTACATCCAAGCTATGACAAAGCTTTACGTAAGGCTGAGTTGCTATTTAGAGCTGAATTCAAAAGGAATGGCGGTAACAAAGCAGCAGCTTTGCAAGCTATTGAAATGCAAATTAAAAGTGGAGCGGGTGACGATGGTGTAGGTATTTTCCGAGTGATGAACCCAGGTAAACAGTCAAGAGGTAAAAATCAATCATTCTTTGCTACGTTTGAACCAGGTAGCCATGCAGATGCACCAGTAGTTTTAGATTCATCTACTGCAGAAGAATTAGACAACAGAGTAACTCAATTAATAAAAAATCCTAATGCTATTGATGAAGAATTATTGATGCATCCTACTGAGCTTGAAGAAATAGCAGAGGCTATTAAGGAGGGTAGGAGTTATAAACTACCTGAGATTTTCTTTGCATTGGCTGATGCTTCTGAAAAACACTTTGGTACTGCTCAACAGATTTGGGAAAGACAACTGCAAGTTGCTATAGATAAAGGGTTTATTTCTCCAAAAGGAGATCTTAAAATAGAAGACTTTAGATTGACCCTGTTTAGAGATGTCAAAGACCCTACTGCTAAAAAGTTAATTAATAACATTAGAACTAAGGGAGATTTATTAAAGTCTATACAAATATTTTATAACCCTGCATCAGCTAGAGATCCTAGATTTATGTCTTCTACAGTAACTCGTAAACTTAAATCTCAAGTCGCTTCAGTCTTTGAAAATCAATTACCAAGAGAGCAAATGAGAGATGATGATTACTTCGAGTACGACGTAGATAGTGGTACTTACAGTGAGTACGGAGTGGAGTAATGGAAAACGAAAATATAATGGAACAGCAAGCTATCCTTGAAGAATTAAGAGATAAGGTTGCTAGAGAAGAGTTACAAAAACTCCAATCAGGTCGTACTTATAATACCCCTGATACAGATATAAATGCACCAGAACCAGTAGATAAGGATAGACAGGTTGTGGAAGCTATGGCTCCTAATTTGAAAAGCCAACAGCCAGCTCAACAACAAACACAACAGCCAGTACAGAAAGAACCACCAACTCAGGAATCTAATAACTTCCATAGAGATATGAAGTTGGACTGGAATCCTGCTAAATGGGCATATCTATCTGGTATGGGTGCTTTAGATGTACCTTTTGATGCTGTAGGTTTAGTTCCTGGATTAGGCTGGTTAGATGATAGTTGGGATGATCTTACACGTAACAGTGATGAAGGTGCTCGTAAATTCAGAGCAGCTGCAAGTATCATTCTTCCAACAATTGTCACAGCTGGAGCTTATGGAAAGTGGGTAGCAGCTAAGAACCTACCTGCCTTAACAAAAGCTGCAATGAATGTAGGAGGTGTTGGTTTGATTAATGGTGCTATAGCTAGTGCCAGTGACTTTGGTGAAGATCCTAAAAATAGATTCCTAACCAGTCCTCAGAATTTCAAACGTCTACAAGAATGGTGGCCTGAAATCTTTGGTCCTCAAGGTAGGTATCCCCTAGCTGAAGACTTGATGAAGATAGATGGTATTGATCCTGAACTAAATAGAATATTAATCGGTATTGAGGAGACTGTATTTAGTGGTGTAGGAGATATCATTGGATATGGATTCAATGCTGCTAAACCAATCCTCTGGAAAGTTAAACCTCTAAATAAAAAGGCTGCAGAAGTTAAGAGAGCCATCCAAGTTAAATACATGGAAGGTGATACTAAGAAAGCTATTTCTGATATTGATGGAGCACTTGAAACTGGAGCATTAAACAAGGAACAAGCTGAAGCTTTACTTGTTAAGAAGGGTAGGTTAATAGATCAGGTAACGAAGACAGGTTCTTCAGAGGTAACTGGTAATCCAGCTGAGTCTATTGTTAAAGATAGGCAAAGATCTCGTCAGGCATATACAGATCAAAATGCAGTTAGAAAAATAATTGAAAATCCTTGGGGTAAAGAGTTTGATCCTGAAATCACTCCTAAACTAGCTAGTGAAAAACAGCAAACTAAGAATGCATTTATTCCTGGAGCAGCAATACAGAACACTATAGATGTAGCTAAACAAGAGGCAGGTCAATACTCTAGAAATTCAGTTCCCACATCTCCTATTACTGTACCTGCAAGACAAAAAGGACTACAGCTAGGTAATGAACATACAATAGTCTCGGAGATATCGAAGAAAATCCAGAACTCTGGTAAGTACGCTGATTTTGAAAATCAATTCAGAGATGCCGACCTAACAGCTGGTGCAATGAATATCTATAAGAAAATCATGCCATTTGGTACTGGTGATCAGTTAGGTAAAATACTAAGTGATAAACGCTATCAATCAACAACATGGCTTACTAACAAAGATGGTGTCCTAGAAAAAGTAACACATCTAAGCCCAGAAGCTTTAAATGCTTCAGCTGTGGCTTTTAGTGACTTACTTGACGTTTACGTAGGAAAGGAGACACAAGCTACATCAGCAAGAGTTATGTCTACTCTTGGAAAAGAAATATCAGCTATTTCTAATGCGTCTGTAAGTTTTAAAAGTTTAATGGATCAAGATCTTGTCTATAAAAACATCCTTGATCGTGTAGAACTACTTGAAACTGAATATGGTAAAGCTAAATATGTAGCTGGTTGGACATTAGAAAAAGCTGCTTGGTGGAGACGATTCCTTAAAGGTAATCCTGTCGGAGAAGCTACTAAAACTATGGAAGAGTTTCAAAGTCAGGCGAAAAAAGGTCATGAAAACTTCAAGAAACTTAGAAAGAGCTTAGAAGAACTAGATGCCTCTGGTAATAAAAGAGTATCTCAGATATTAAAAGAAGCTTATGACTATAGCGATGGTGATATCAATAGCATACTAGCTTTAAATGCATGGACTAAGAAACAGATAAACCCTGGTGGTTTGATTGTTAGTGGTGATAGAGGTATGAATCTCTTTGCTAAAGGAGCTTGGGCTGTTGTTTATAACAACGTCTTATCTGGACTATCTGGATTGAGAGCAGCTTTAGGTAATGGATCTAACCTTATTCTTAAACCATTAACTACATTTACTAGAGCTGGTGTTCGATCAATACTTAGTGGAAGTACAGAACCTTGGGAAAGAGCAGTCTATATACATGGTTCTATATTTGAAACCACACGTAGAGCTTTTAGTGATATGACAGCACGTATGGCAAAAGTCCATAGTGATCCTGATGCCATGATGAAAGCAATCCGTAAGGACTACGTTATCGAAGAAGATAATGCCTATAAGATCATTGATGACTATGCAAACTCTGGGGAATGGGAAAAAGAAGGGGATACATTGTCCCAGTTCTATTGGCAATGGGCAAAGGTTAATCGTTCTGTAGCCCGTATGAAATGGATGAGAACCGGTATGACTGCCATGGCTGGTGTTGATGCCTTTACTGATACTTTCATGGCTACCTTTACTTCCAGAGTCAGAGCTTATGATGAAGTCTTAGGTAAATTTAATAAGACAACTGACCCAAAGAAGTTTGCTACTTTATTGAAACAGGCTGAAGATATTAACTACGGCAATATGTTTGATAAGGATAAGGTTTTAACTGATGCCGCTGCGAAGAATGCATCAGGTGAGATCGCTTTAAACCTTGATGACGGTATATCTACTTGGCTAAATGCAGGTTTATCTAAAGTACCAGCTGCAAAAGTGTTAATGATGTTCCCTAGAACTGGTATTAACCAAGTTAAACAGGCTCTTTCTTATACACCATTAGGTGCAATACCTGGGGTAAAAAGTAAGTACGGCTTAGTTCTAAAAGCAGGTGATGATTTAGAGAAGATTAAAAAAGCTTTGTCAATGCACAACATTGATTTCGATAAGACTCCTAATGCTATGGCTATTTATAAGCAGCTGAAGGATGAATACGAAGGTCGAATCATGGTTGGAAGTGCTACTGCAATCATGGGATTCTGGTATGCACTGTCTGGAGGTATAAGAGGTAATGGACCTGTTAATGCCAAAGAAAGACAGGATTTGATGAGAAAAGGGTGGCGACCATATACTGTTAAAATTGGTGACAACTGGGTTAGTTATAAAGGCATACCAATGATCGAACAGATGTTTGCCTTGGTTGGTGATATGGCTTATTACCAAAATGCTTTGGGTACTAATTTAACTGAAACATTTAATCGTAAGTTAGGTTGGACTATCTCAGCTACATACCTAAATAACACACCTTTATATGGTATTGAACCATTTATGGCTGTTATGAACGGCGATGAAGCTGCATTTAAAAGGCTAAGAGCCAATATTCTAAGAGGTGCAATCCCTCAATCTGGTGCTTTTGGTATTGTTGCTAATGCTATTACTCAAGCTCAGAAAGATATCTATGATGATTTCTGGGGTTATGTCCATAACTCAACTCCATTAAAACAAACACTACCTAATCAAATAGATCATTGGACAGGTGAGCAAGTTAATGAGATAGATAATCATCTCCTTAGAATGTTAAATGCTGTAAGCCCAGTCAAAGTCAGTGGAGGTGAAGAACCTTGGAGACTTTGGTTACTCAATAGTGGCTTCGATGATATCGGATTCCTAAGAAAGAAGACTGGTGCTGATGTGGAATACACAGCTGAAGAACGAGAACTAATTGGTAGATATATGGGTCAAGATCAGCTTTGGAAAGAAGTTGAAAAGATGAGAACTAATAAAAGATGGAATGAAGAACTTGATGATCTTAGAAAATTAATGCAAGATCCATCTAAGTCAAAAGAAGAAGTACTTGCTTATAGAAAAGATCTTCCTGTCTATCAACATCTTAGAAAGATACTAAGAGCTTCTCAAGAAAGGGCTGAAGCACGTATAGCTATGGACCCTAGATATAAACATCTAGATATTATTGGTAATCAAAGAGCCAATATTAAGAAGTCTATGCAAAAAGGCTTAGTTGAAAGGGCAAAGAACCAAGCAGATACAAATCAAAGAATTAACGACTTACTAAATCTACCCAACAGATAACAAAACCATAAAATGGCATGTCAACTGAATACACAACTACGGGTAATGGTTCACAAACCAATTACTCATTTACATTCCCATATCTAA